GGCGTTTATGAAGAAGAAGGAAAAATACTGCTCGGCAAAAATCAAAGCATTATTATTCGATAAATTCTTGGACAAGATCGAACATCAGAGGACGGGTATGCGGACAATTATGGGTATGTTTGGGTAGCAATATCTTAATTATATTAATTTCCATCTTTTGTGTATATTTTGCCATCTGATGTATGTACTGATGCAGCATTAGCAATTTCACGAGTTAGGGGTTGAGGTTGTTTTGGATTATCTAATGTTGCTTTATTGATTTGTTCAACAAGTTCGAGAGGTATGTACATTTTTACTCCAGATGCATTATAATCATCAATTAAGGTATTATGATCTGTAATAAAATGAAAATATTTTCCTTGTTTAATATCATTTTCCAATTTCGCAAGATTTGTTTCTACTGCTATTTCTCGTAATTCTTCACCACTTAATAATTTTTGTGGAGGTAGTGTAAATAAATAATAATTAAATCCTTTATTTTTATCATCTGACCAAAATTTTGCAATTTGACCTTCTTCCAAATGTGATTGAACTTGACCTGCCTTTCCTTGTTGATGTTGGGGAAATGCTCCAACAGGTATATTTTCTCCTTTATCTAATACAAGATCAAGCGTACCAGGTTTTTTTAAAAATATTTGTGTGGGTAAAAATGCATATCGTGTCAAGTGGTTCAAAATAACAACAGAGCATTGAGGATATTTTTGTTTAAGTGCAAGAGCTGTATCTCTAACACAATAATCTCCAGCAAGTCCACACACTTCAATAATATCTCCTGCTGTAACATTTTGTAAAATGAATTCTCTTGTATTTTTGTTATTTACTAGCGGTGCCTCTTCCCATTCTGCACCAACATTATTCATAACATATCCACCAATGGTATCTTGACTGCATGATAATGATGCACACCCACATTTTGGTCCAGAACTCTTTTGATTTGCATTAAACCTCTCTCCAGCAAATGAATCTACATCAGCGTCAAATCCTTTAAAAATTACAGCTGTTTTTCCTGAGTCAAGTAATTCATCTTTCATATCTAATATTTCTTGGATAAATTGAGCTCCAATTTTACCTTGTATGCAATGAGGTGGGAAGTATCCTCCCTTGGGACCACCAAATGAACAATGCCCACTGGGATGATAATCTCTTGATAATACAATATTTGCATATTCAGGTGAGTCTTTTGCTGCACGAATATAATAAATCAAATCAGTAATCATATCTTTACCTTGACCAACCGCGAATGAACCAATCGGTTTTCCAGTTGCTCCATACGGAGGACCAGTTAATTGTTCCTTACCTTCCGGCATTTCTCGATCTACAAAATCATTTTGCATATCAATAACATAAAGATGTTTCTTTTTACCCTCTTCAAGCAATGGAAGTTCTGTTATTATGATAGATTCTTTATTTTGTTGTTGTGCTTTTCTATAAAAAAATGCAGACCACATTTTGTACAAATTATCACCACCACCTACCTCTCCAAAAGCTCCTCTCATAGCATTAAGAACTGAATGACTTATACCACCCTTCTGCATACCCAACATTTTCATCACGCGTCTGCGCATCGAGACCTTTCCCTTTCGACGCATCATTTTATTCGAGCGTTTTCCACCATACTTTCGCTTTGCCACCTTGGACTTTTTGTTGCCGACGCGCTTACTCTTGGCCATTCTTTGCGAGAAAAATATATAATATATGGTTATTTTATTTTCCTATGACTCAGTTATAATCTTTTTCTAAAAACCCTCCTAAGTATTCAATTGACTCATGGTTCGCATAGTATCAACGGCAATAGGAGTAGCATACGCCGAAATTGTATTGTCCGAACAAATATAATTTTCGATGTCATCATCTGACCACGTATCACCTAAATCATTATCCCCAATATTATTTTCTATCAAATTCAATGGTTCTTCTAAATAGGTCGGAACATCGGATCCTTGCCAAACACCAAAGACAAACTCGCCTTCAAACACGCGACCGTTTGCAAACTTGTATCGCCCTTGTCCATTCCACCAGTTATTCTCCCAATCTCCTATGTATACATCGCCATTGGAGTAAGTATATTTGCCAAACCCGTGTTTCTTTTTAGTCTCAGGATGTCTTTCTCCACAATAACCGATGTTTCTTACAATTCCGGTTTGATAAGCCATCGTTGTATCTAAATCGCTATATACACTGAGATTGTCATCATTGATATGACTCATATTTTGTCTAGGAACTTCGCCGAATGTTGTTGACACACGTAAAGATGCAGTAGATCTACCAGAGTATGTGTATGTGGTGCGCGGATCCTCCTCATCGTGATCTACTGCATCCATTCTTTCTATCAAATTCGTGATGGGATATGTTGTAGTTAAAGGGTAAAACACCTCTTCATGTCTGTATCGTCTTAACACTGGCGGTGTCATGGGAGGTGGTGGTGGTGAGGTAGAAAGATTGATACTCGGAACTACAGTAGATGCATTCGAATCCGCCATAGACACCTCCGAAATGTTGTCGACATCCATTGGTCCACCTACGTCATATGGAATTGTGTCAAAATGGACTGTTTGTGAAGATTGGCCTAAGTCGACGTAATCGTCGTCGCTATCTTCGTCATTATTGTCCGATAAAGCAGAAATCGCTCTTCCGCGTCTATGTCTACCAAGTGGCATAGGTGTTGGACCGCGACGCGTGGCATGTATGACAGGTGTTGACGAAGTATTTCCTTGTTGACGTCCTTGACTTCCCTGACGCTGTGCTGCATACATGACCCCGTATTCTGTTCCGAGTGTCATATAGGAAACGGACAAGTCATCGCACAGTTGAATCATCATGGGATCTTTTAATAACTTCCGATCACGCATAAATCTGCGCATTTTTCTGAACAAACATCCAATACGAGATTTCATTGCACTGATATTGGGGTTTGTCTCTGTGCGCGCTCTGAATAATTCTTCTTGGACAGCTTGTCGAAACATGTATTTCGAGTGATCTGCGAGTTCAATATCGCCGGTTTGTGTCGACATGAGAGAGGGTAAAATGTCAATCGTATCCAACAAAACCTCTTCACTTTGTCCTGGAATGCAACCGAATATAACTGCAATAACGTCGTTTTCATTGCCTAGAGGCACAGACATATGATAGTTTCTAGTCGATTCACTTGTCCAAGATTGTTCACGGATTTCATTCGTCCATTTATTCTTGGTCCAATCGTAAATGCGCGCATTTTCTACGAATATACGGACGTCTTTTAACGCTGGATATAATAGTCCGTGGATCACATTGCCATAGACTACACCGGCTCGTTCCATGTTGTCAATCAAATCGTATTGGGCATTTTTTTTACCGGCGCATTTCAACAAGAGTGTGGGGTTGTGGTCCAATCCGAATCCGAAGAAGGTATTGGAAAATTTGGTATCCACCATAGATGCAAGTGCATTGTAATCCGTTAACCCTTCGCTGGGTTCGCCGTCCGTCATAAAGATGTGCATAGTATTCCAGGGACGCAATGGATCCGCGGTGTATTCATTGATAACGGCGTTCGCACCCAAAATAGCACTTCCGATGTTCGTGGAACCTACTGCAGCCAATTCTTGGATTTTGGCAATAATGGATTCAATATTGTGGGTGTTGATTTGTACCGTATTTACGATTACTTCCACGTCCGAATTGAATGCGTGTACGTGGACATAGATCTCGGCGTCCTGTTTTGCCAAGAATCGCATCATATTCGCAAAAGTATATTTGAGGTGTTGCAATTTTGACATGCCTTTTCCACCGGGTTCATCCATCGACGCTGTGCGATCAATGGTAAACAAGATAAAACATGGTTGTTTTGTTATGGGGATTTTTTGCAACTTTACCGAGAGTAGACCGAAAGTTTGGTCTTCAGGTAGGACCTTGATAGGGATTGCCGTGTTGTGGAGTTCAATTGAGGCAAAGTCCTTTACCAAGATGTCGTTGATAGATAGTTGAGACATTGTTGAAAATGTACGAATATTCGCTTTTATTCGTATATTTTAGGTTGGCCACGACAAAATCAATTTTACTTGTATTCCGAAGTTTCCGTCTTTTCATAGTTTTTGCCTTCTATACTACACTGTTCTCGGTTGATTCGACAGTGATCGGCATATTCGTATACCGTTATATTTGTGTGTAATCGTTTACCATACAACATGCATTTACCTAAACTTTCGTTTGCTTTATACGGAAGATGCACCGATGTATGTGGTAAAAAATGCGCGCATGTTTTGCATTTGGGAAAGGGTTGTATTTTTATTCTATCCATGTCTACAGTATTCAATGACGGAAAACTATATAGTTTTGTAATAGGGATCAAATTGTGTATTGGTGTATCGGAAAACCAAGAAGAATATCTATTACGTATAATGTAGGCTAAAGCGGGTCTATACATAATAGATACAATGGATTCTAATAATACAAAAAGACGAGAAAAACGTACCATTACTAGATGAGGCGGTGTAATATTTATGTGGTTTTTCAGATCTACACTATTGGGGATTTACAGACTTACATGTTCAATTATCTAAAAAATCGATTGATATTTCCAAGATTATTCAAAGTATGCATGGCATTGGATACATCAATTCTGATGGGTTCTATTTCAAACTCAAAACGAGTAATACCGTCGTTTGATCGGAAGGAGTTTATAAAATTCTCCATGATTGGTGAAGATTGTGAAAATAGACTCGTGTGTTGCGATGATTGTCCTACACCACTCTGTAATTGTGTGTTGATCATTTCTTGTAATATTTCTCCAAGAACACTCGATACCGTATCCTCTGTGGGTTCTTCTGTGGGTTCTTCTGTAAAACTGGTTTGTTGTGCCGGTTCTTCTGTGGAACTAGATTCTTGTGTAAAACTTTGGTCCTGTTCACTCGTGTCAATCAATTGTTCTTGGGATTCATCTGTATTTCCAGAAGGGTCCGCAGAATCGATCGACCCTTGACCTTGACCTTGACCTTCATTTTGCTCTGGTTCTTCCTCCATATAATTGCGTAAATCATATCTGCAAACGGGGCATCTCGTGCTTCGACGAAGCCAATGCATCAAATTTGGTCGTTTGAATTTATGACGACATCCTCGAATTTCACAAACAACATCTCCGGCTTGGAATTGTTCCAATGAAATGGGACAAACATTGCTACTGGAATCTTGTCCAAGAGTTGCAAGACCAGACGAACTATATCCATAGGTCAAGGTTGCGGCGGCAATTTGTTCGCGGGTTAACGCTTCATCCGATCCGGGAGATGTTCCTGCAAAATTAAAATTGGTTGTACGCGTACCTCGCCCAGGATAAAAAATATACGAAAACATGAGATTTCCAGATGAATCTACAGTATTAGTGGAAGCCGGTCTTGGAGTAGCGTGTGTAGTATAATAGGTATGTGTAGCGGTGGTTGAATTGTAATTTCTAGGAGGAGGTATGTAATGACGTTCTCTTTGAGGTATTTGTCCAAGATGGGGTGAATGAATAGGTTCTATTTGTCGATGCATATTTTGCGCGTTTTCTAACAAATGGAAAACTTCGCTCATTCTTTCTTGGTATTGTCGAAAATTACGATTGTAATCATCGGCAATAGAACTAATAATATCTAGTTGACGGTATTGCATTCTGGAGGATGGAGGTGTAATAGAATTGGAATTCTGTAATTCATCAGTTGAAGCAGTTTCTAATGTTGTTGCAACGGATGGATGATTATTGGCTGATCGTGTTTGATTAATTGAATCAACGCCATGCTGTAATATAGAGGTGAGTATGTTCGACCAAAGAGAGGTCGATGAATCCATAATGGCTAAACAAAATTGATTAATTCAAGAAAGTTATAGAATATAAAGAAAAAACGCTATATATACTTATCAATCAAATATATTTAACAATTAAAACGTAGACTATGGATCTTTCACAATATAAAAATCGCGGCTATACCGGACTAACAAATTTAGGAAATACTTGTTTCTTGAATTCGTGTATGCAAGTTATTAATCATACATACGAATTTAACGAGTTCTTAAATTCCAAGAAATACGAAAAACATATGAAAAAAGAAATTCCCGAATCCATTATTATTGATGAATGGAATGATCTGAGAACAATCATGTGGAGTAATAACGGTGTAGTGTCTCCGAACCGGTTCGTATATAATGTCCAACAACTAGCACAGAAGAAGGGTCGCGAACTCTTCACGGGATGGGCACAAAACGATCTCACTGAATTCTTGCTATTCATGATTGAGTGTATGCACAACTGTATCGCTAGACCCATTAGTATGAAAATAATGGGAAACCCTGAAAATGCGGTAGATAAGCTCGCAACGGAATGTTATAAGATGTTGCGAGATTCATATTCCAAGGACTACTCTGAAATGATGGAATTATTCTACGGTATATATGTGTCAGAACTCTCCAGTATAGATGGAGAAACACGTCATGCTATTAAACCAGAACAGTATTTTATATTGGATTTGGAAATTCCAAAAACCAAGGTCGAATCTGGCGGTGTTTCTCTATACGATTGTATAGATGCATTTACACAATATGAAGTTATGGAAGGTGATAATGCATGGTTTAATGAAAAAACACATGAAAAAGAATCTGTGAAAAAACGCATCACGTTTTGGAATTTTCCTACGATTTTGGTTATAACTTTAAAGCGCTTTTCTGCTGACGGTCAACACAAGATTCAGGATTTAATCGATTATCCATTGGATCAGCTCGATTTATCTAAATATATTAGTGGATATAACCCACGACAGTACGTTTATGAACTGTATGGGGTATGCAATCATGTAGGAGGTCCAACTGGAGGTCATTATACCGCATTCGTGAAAAACGCGGATAAGGAATGGATACACTATGATGACACGCGTGTTCAGCGAGGAATTTCCGAGAAACATATTATATCTCCCTGCGCATACTGTTTATTCTATCGTAAAAAAAATAGTTTGGTATAATATACGTGTGAATATATAGAAATATGGGTAATAATAGTTCTACACCATTATATAATTCGCTGAATGGTACTACAAGCCCTACTTCGAAGAGTAGTACAACATCGACTTCTTCTGCTGGAACTATGTCATCTCCAACGATTAATACTTCCACAGTTTTGAATTTCATTTTTTGGGCTTTAGCTATATATCTTATTTTTCGACTTATCGCGAATGTATTTTCTAGAGGTGGTAGTGATATAGGGGGGCAATCCGCCGCACTTTTAATGTATAGTCGTACAATCGATTTCGTTTTGATTGGATCTTTTATTACATTGTGTGTTTATGGATATAATAGTTTGTCTCCGAATGATCAAAAAAATTTATTTGGATTTATGATTGTTTGGACATATCAGTTTTTTAATGACCCATATTCATTTTTGGAATGTATTATCTTTACTGTTATCTTTTTTGTATTGGTCTATCTTTTACAAGTACCCATGGCCAAAGAGTTGAGACCTTTTACTGTACATTTGGTTGAGCATAAGATTTGGATTTTGTTTGCCATATTTATTGTTATTTATTTTTTCAAATATATTTTGGGTATTCCTATCTTGGACATATTGTTTAATAACCCTTTTATGAATTGGTTGGAAAATCTTGGCGCTCCTCCCACGGCAACTCCGACACCTACTGGAACTGGGTCTACTAACCCTACTTCTACCGCTACACCTACTCCGACTAGTGGTTTACAGGGGTTTTGGAATTGGTTGACAAATCAAACTTTGGCGCCGACTTCTACACCTACGCCTACTTCGAGTTCTAGCCCTAGTCCTAGTGCTACATTCACAGCTAGTCCTAGTCCGACTGCTACAGTGGGTGCAAGTATGAGTCCTACTCCTTCGCCTACCGATGGATCGGGAAATAACCTACAAGTGTTTAATATAGGTAATAATATTTATACCTATGATGAAGCACAAGCAGTATGTAAGGCATTTGATTCGGATTTGGCTGATTATGATCAAATAGAACAGGCATATCAATCAGGAGGTGAATGGTGTAATTATGGATGGTCGAAAGGCCAAATGGCATACTTTCCTACACAAAAGAATACATGGAATGCTTTGCAAAATGATCCAAATACAAAAAATGCTTGCGGACGACCTGGAATTAACGGTGGATTCATAGCTAACCCTCATGCACGTTTTGGGGCGAATTGTTATGGTGTGAAACCACCAAAGCCTGCCGGATGGACACCAAATGTTAATGTTGCTAATATAATTACGGCTACGGCTACACCAACCCCTACTGTGAATAAAGAGATGGAAAAATTACGAAAAAATGCTTACTTGAATGCATTCAACCAAGCTACTGGTGAATGGTCTGAATATTATGGCATAACACCTAGTGCTCCAACAACAACATCTGTACCAACCACGTCTAGTCCAACAATAGCCACATCTGTACCAACCACGTCTAGTCCAACAATAGCCACATCTGTACCAACCACGTCTAGTCCAACAACAACCACATCTGTACCAACCACGTCTAGTCCAACAATAGCCACATCTGTACCAACCACGTCTAGTCCAACAACAACCACATCTGTACCAACCACGTCTA